GTCAGCAGTCATCAAAGAAAGGAAGCCAGAGAACTCACCTGCTGAAGCAGCAGTACCGTTCCAAATGTTCTGCTCAATCTTTTGGGCAGTCTTTGAAGCAACGTGGGCAATCAAGAAATCGGCGAAAGAAGCGGGGATGCTATCGTAAGCAGAGAAACCCATTTGACCACCAATCCAAGAATCGTAGTAGTCCTTCTTGCAAAGCTGCAAGTTCACTTGGAATGGCTCAACCTCAAGGATGCGGTCGGTCAAAGTCAAGGTAGACGTAGCGGTGAAGTCGCAACTGGCATCTTTTACAATTTCATCGGTGTTAACCTTCTGAAGGGTGGTGCGATAGTTTACGTTTGGAAGGATCTCGATGAGACCTTTGTCAAGCGTGTCTGCGCTCAAAAGAGCAGCAGAGATGTACTTGCTGGCAAATTGACCAGCGTACGAAGTGGTGATTGAAGTAGTTGTAGCCATTTTTTATTTATTATTTATTCATTCGTGCAAGGACTCGGTCAATAGTCTTTTCGGGACGGTTTGAACTCATCTTTTGGACTTGCTTTGTTTCGGGGTTGTGCTTGATGGCTTTCGCAGCAGGTGCGGCAGATAGTTCAGCTTTCATAGCTGACATCTCCTCCTTCTTGGCGTATCCGCCCATCTCCTCACGCATTCCTTTCATCTCCTCACGCATCATTGCAATCTCTTCAAGAACTTTCTCGATGATTGCAACTACCGCAGGGGCTTCTTCTTTTACCTCTACCTCTGCGAGTTCTACCTCTGCTTCGGGGGCTTCAACTTCTACCTCTACTTCAGTTTCGGCAGCAGCTTCTTTAATTTCAGCGATCAGTCCTTCTTCGGTGATGACCAAAATACGGCCATCAGCAAGTAGGTGTTCGCCAACTGGAGCAGCAACTCGGTCTTCGCCACTAATGACAAATACTTCGTTACCTGCTTCAAATGATTCTGCCTCAAGAACGGCTCCGTTCTCAAGTGTCATTTGCTCGAACTTTACCTCACGGATGGAGGATAGCTCGGCAAGGATGCGGTTTAGGATATTGTTTGCTTTCATATCTAACTAATTAAAGGGGTTTTGATTATTTGTAACATTTTTAAGGATTGATAACTACCGTGCCTTGTCCGACAAGGGAGCCAACACCCTGCGCTTGGATAGAGCCATCGCAGCATTTAGAGTTGTAGGTATTGTCTGGACATAAGCATCCACGCCTTCCACCTCGTGGTGACGCTACTGGGAGTTTTTGTGGTCTATACATTGTTAAGTTCTTTTAATTTAGATTCTGCCCAACGCTTACCTGCAAGACCGCCCCATAGCAGGAATGATATTGTGCCGCAGGCTTGCGTGTCGCTCTCATCGTAGTATTCTTCGGCTCTTGATAGGTATGAGTACATCCGTGTGATGGTCTCTACGCTTACAGGCTTGCCCTGTGCTAACTGCTGCGCCCTTACTTTACCGACAGGCGTTGCACACTTGTTGCCGTTCTTCTCATTTAGTTCAATGCCACGCTTGGCGTTGTTGCGTACCGCAGCGGGGTAGTCAGTAAAGGATTCCATCTCGGTGCGTGTTCCCGACTTCTTGCGGCCATCCCTTTTTATGATAGCGACAATCTGCGATAGCATCAACGCTGCTTCCTGCTCCTCAATAATCGCCATCTCCTGCTTGGCAAGGTTTAGCTTGTCCACGAAGTATCCCTCAATAGAGAATCCTTTGACCTTACCAGTCTTGACAAAGTTTGTCCAGATCTCGGGGTTGTTGACTTTCATAGATACCATCCAAGTGCCTACGGGCAAATCGAAGCCGTACTTCTTGCTCTTGTCGTGTATCTCATCTTCGATAATCCAAGACTCTACAACCGTGAGGCCATTGATGCCTACTTCGTGTTCAAGCGTAGCGTTATTCTGCTTGGACTTCTGAAAGAACATCTCGCTTGCTTTGCGGATGGTCGCTTCGCTGAAGTAAACGTAGAACTCCTCTTGGCCTTCTGCTCGGTAGATGGGCTTGTTGGGTACGAGTGCTGCTCCCATAAGGATGCGCTTCTCATCGCTCTGCGTAGCGAACTCCACCCTTTGTGAGTTGAGGGCAATGAAGTCCTCCTCAATCGCAGGGTATTCTACAAGGGAGATTGCATCGATGCCCGTAAGGAGCATTGATTCATCTAGTATAAGTTCAATTAGTTTCATCATCCGAATGTTGCGGTTCTTACTCTTTGGCGTTGTAGTTGTTGTGAGGTCGTTACATCCTGCCCTACAACGTATGCACGAACGGGTTGGTTAAACTGACCACCGATGCTCTGTGCAAGTTGGTTGATTCCACCCTGTCCGACTATGTTGAACTGCGGTGCTTGTGAGGGAGCAGTTGGCGCAGATATAGTTGTTGGAGGTGCGGCATTCGGGGTAGTAGGTATCTGAGTAGAGCTTACCTTCTTTAAGTTAGCAAGACCTGCTGCAATTACGCCTGCTGCTGCGATTGCACCAAAGGGCGGAGCGTATGCCCCCAATGCTTTTGTAGCACCTTGATAAGTGTCAATCACAATCTGAGTCATCGCAAGAGCCTTGCCGATTTTAGTGTTCTCCCCTGCAAGCGCAGCAAAGCCGCTGATGGCGGTGCTTACCGCATCAAGGTTTGCAAGGGTAAAGTTTATGTAGTCGTTTAAGTCAGCTGATGCGCTTGTTGCACCTTTAGCGATGGAGTCAGTATAGAACTGACCTACCCTCGCTATCTCTGCTCCACCTTGCTTGCTTGCCTCTACCGATTTGTCTACAAAGTCCTTGAACTTCTTTTCGCTATTTTCAAATCTTGCTTTCGATGCATCGGTTGTTGCTTTCTCAAGTTCTTTGATCTTGGCGATTTCCTCGTTTATCAATGAAATCGTTTCAGTCTGAAGCCTCTTACGGCGCATAATGTTTGCCTGCTCAAGCTCCGAGATTCTTGCGCGAGCCTCCTCAATACGCACAAGGCCGTCTTCGGTGACCTCACCCATCTTGGCTTGTTCGAGCAATACATTTAACCTCTGCCGCTGAACGGCTAATTCTTGCCGTGCTACGCGTTCTTCAATAGCCCCTGCTTTGGCGATAGCAGCAGTACGAGCTTCGGTGCTTTTAGTTACATCATCAGCGATGAGGCGAGCCTCTGCAATCTGCCTGTTGGCGATAGCACGTTGTGCAATAAGCGCACGTTCGGCATCCTCCACGTCATTAAGCTGCTTGGCAAGTTCCCTGCCGAGCTTGGTCTCTCTGACAATCTCATCACCCAATCCCTTGAAAGCACCCGCAACGCCTTCAATGGCTCCCTTGAAGTCCCCTTGAAAGAACTTAAATAAAGCCTCGCCTAGTCCAATCACTCGGTCTATGACAACCTTTACCGCTGCGCCAAGCGCACCCATAACTTCAGCGAGCTTATCGCCACCACGTTCTGTTTCTTTGAAATACGCAACGAGCGATGTTACTGCAACAAGCAGCGCACCCAATCCAGTTGCTATGATAGCACCCTTTAGTGTGCCGAATGACCTAACCGCACCAGCGATGCCTCCCTGCAATCCTTTGAAAGCAGATACTGCACCGCCAGTCTGTTTGTCTAATGCCTCAAGTCCACTACTGATAGCATCGTTGCTCTCTTTGGCTTTGGTCTGGGTCTTGTCAGCCTCTATCCCTACGGCTTTAAGCGCAGCGATAGCGGATGTGGCATCCCCTTTAATCTCAATTACTTCAACTGCCGCCATTGTAGTTTAATATATTCGTTCCATCCTTCGGGGAGTTTGTTCTTGCCTTTGGCGATTTCAATGCAATCACCTACCCCAATCCACTCCTCCGAGTTTAGTATTTCAATTAAATAACTTAAATAAGATTGTTTCATACTACGTTAAGGAGTTCGAATGTTGCTTTGCCTGTGGTCATATTAAGGTTCACGTTGTTCACGAGGTACTTCGTGCCGTTCCAAATGATTGCATTCTGAAGGTTCAGCGTGATAATCTTACCGATGGGTAGCACCGCTTCAACATTGTACAACCTGCGTTGCTGGGAGTAGAGGTCGGTGATGTAATCCACCCACTCGGTATTGTAAAGACTGCGGTTGACAGATTGCAGGTGGTATGGGTCTATGTCTGCACCAAAGCAAATAGAATACGATGCTCCTGCACTTGAGTAACGGTTTGAGGTATTGGCATACCAAGCAATGGTTACCTCTCTGTGAGTTCCGTCTGCATTTACAAATGTTAATTTATTTGCGGTTAAATTGTAGTTATCAAAATATCCGTAGAAAAGAATAGGTGCGCCCAAATATGGGTTGAATATACCATCTTCGTTTGCTTCACTTGTTATGCTCTTGTACACCAGTACGTTGGTGAGGCCAGCAGTGTGCAAGTCAGTCAGCCTCTCAAACAAAGGGCATTCAAACGGCACTTCAATAAGAAACTCATCGCCATCAAAACTAAAGGTGTTATTCAAATCCCCAAAGCCTACGTTGTTTGTCTGTTGGTATTGGAATCCGAGTATCTGCTGCGTGGCTTGGTACTTAAATTCAATCTCCCTGTATAGGGGTGGGCGGTTCACTACATACTCCGTTATGTCCAGATACTCTTGGTAGTCTTTGTTGGTTCCTGCTGCGTACCAATCCTGCAACGGCTGAAGCAAGAAGCTCGTAGATGTAGTCGGCACAATCACCATATTGTACATTTTCAGAATCCCTGCCAAGAAGTCTTTGACCTTTATTTCGGGCATTATGTCTTGCACTACCACTTGAAAGGAGTAGGAGGCAGATAAGGTTTGGTCTACTGAAAAGTTTACAACAGAGGTAAGTAAATTCGTAGCGGTGTAGTCCGTGCATTGGTACGTCATTGCAGTCGCTTGCTGCGGCCTGATAAATAATTGTACGGCTGCGCCATCCGCAGCAAATACGGGCTGCATCAGTGTCGTAACACTTGTGGAAGGATGTGCATTTACTAAAATAGTTCCTATTTGTATGCCATTGGAGAAAGCGGTCAATTCATACTTCTCTGATGCATTTTGAATTGTGATAGAAAGGCTATATGGTCTTCCTGTCGAAAGTCCCGCAGGAACATTCCAAGTATCAGTAGTTAAATTAAACTGCGTACCGCTTCCTGTATTGCGGTTCATATTAATTAGCTGATATTCTATATCATTGACTGCGCTAAAAAGATACCCCTCAAAGCGGTGCAGCCATAGCGACAAATCAACAAACGGAGTAGCAGACAAGAAAGCACCCGTGAACGTAATTCCGTATTTTGCTTGAATCTGCTCAAGAACAGCATATACCTTCAGCGCAGGCTTTAACTCATAGTAGCGGATGCCACGCAATCCCACGCCTCCTGTTTTGTGAGCAATGTTGTTCTCATTGTTAGCAGCTGCGTCACTACCGCTTTGGTAAAACCAATTCTTAACAGGGCTGCATAGCGGATAAAACAACGGATTGTAGGTGTCTTCAGTAAGCCTGTCAAATACTGCATCATCGGTGTACTCGTGGTCGTATTCGCTGAAGTCAAGGTCGTACAAATAGTCCTCGCCAAACAAGTCAGTAAGCGTTACAACATCGCCATAGAACGTCAGCGTGTACGCATACGGATCCGTGCCTTTGAGCTGCACATTCTCTAGCTCTATCACTCCCGTGCGAAATGGCAGCGAGTTTATTTCGATTCTTGCTGATGCCCTTAACCTACCATCAAATCCACCCACTACATCGTTTCGGTAGTAGTAACTAAAGACTCCGTTGTTCGTTGCACTAGCGGGAACTGTGAACCCCTGCGTGAAGTCGGTGAACACCTTTGAGATGTCCTGTACGTTTTGCACCGATAGGTTGATGCTGATCTCCTCATCTTGGAATATATCCAAACGCACATCGTTAACGTAAATATCAACCTTGTTCATCGTACAAGCATCCTTTGGTCAAAGGCATAGGTGAAGCTCATCGTGTAATTGATGGTCTTATCGTTAATTGACTTTAGGTAGTCCACGCTTCCACGATTGGGAACGATCGCTACCCATTGGCCGTCTTCGTAGACTGCTACCTTCTCGCTCATAAGAATCTCCTCTACCACATCGCCATAGGACTGATCTACAAAGCCCGTGTTTAGAGTTATGGTGTTGCGTGAGTTGATATTGAAGGACTGATATTTGCCGTTGGTATAGTTCACATCGGTAAAGCCATCCGCATAGATGCTCTTTTGATATTGGTCTTGGGTAAAGTCCCCTCGTTCGGTTGACTTCTTGAAGAACGTAATGTAGTCGCTCATCCCAAACTTGTTAACGAACTGCACAAGGTACGGGTCGTACTTCGGCTCGCATATAACTTCAAAGTCTACTGCGGTCTTGTCATCTACCTCACCCAATGCCTCAAGTGCTTCGCATAAGCAGTCAAGCCCCTCTACTACTCCGCCATCAGTCTTCACCCTATCGTTGTATGCGATTCCCTCGCTATTGACAAGCAGGTTGATGGTGTAGTTGTCTGTTGGTGTGATTCCTAAAAACGCTGCTACGTTAGCAACACCCGAAGGAATGTAGATAACCATTTGCGTAGATATAATCGTAGTGAATGCCCACCCCAATTCATCCTTCAAAGAGAACCAGTATTCTGCTCCATTGATTTCAATACTGAATCCATTGACGTTGCTTGCGGTGTTGTAGGACACGGGCAGCGATTGGTAGTTGCCAGCAAGCACCTGCATTGGGCGGTTGGTGAATAGGTTGGGTTGCGTCACTCCAGTATTCTGCTGCTGACCTAATGACTTGTAGCCATCTAAAGCAAGAAAGTAAGCATCTGAAATTCCTCCAGTAATTGGTGAGGCTCCATTATTAGAATAGTTCCAGACTCCACTTATCTGCGCCCAAGCAGCCTCACCAGTTTCTGATGCACTTGGGGCGGTGATAAACGCTTTACCGAATGGATGCTCAAACTGCTCACGAACCAAGTCAGCAACCTCAAAATTGATTACCTCGTTAATAGAATAGTCCTTTGATAAGGAATAGGTTGTTGCTCCAACAATAGTGTCTCGGTTGCCTGTGTATGATTTCAATGTTACACTCATTGAGTTGAGTGTATCTAAAGCAAGGGTATTATTCTTGCCTGTTACAAATAAAGGGCTGCGAGCTTGCGCTATACTTGTTGGTTTTGCTATTACAGGTGTACTCATTTTTTTAGAAACTATTTTTTATTGCGTTAGCAATATCGGGTGGCAGTTTATTGATTGCGATATTAAATGGCGTACTAAAGAACTTTGTTGCAGGAATACCCTGCCGATATACGGACTCACGAACTGCAAAAGGATTTAGCCCTTTTCTTTGCGCCCAATCCTTGAATGCAGATACGGGAGGCTTCTTGTCTTTGTAGGCGAATGGACTGTTGGGTGCCTTCTGCTTCCAAATCTTGCCCTTGTTGTTTGTTCTCTTAAATGCGCTTGTACTCTTTCTCGTGCCTCCTGCTCCCCTTACGCCTTGATCTTGGAACTGACCATAGTCCTCCATTGAGAAAGTCAAGGAGAAGTTATCATTTGAAAAATAGATATTATATCGAAGTGAATTGTAAAGGGTCTTGTCGAAGTTGTGCTTGCCTTTGGTGAGATTACTCCTCGCCTGTTGAATGACATATTTGCCAAACTTAACAAGTACCGCAGCAATCAAGTCCTCCCGTGCCATTTTAGCAGACGCTTATCTCGGTGTTTGCAAGCAGCACATCAAACGTAGCAGTCCATCCTGCAAGCAGGTTCTCAAACCTCTCGCTGAAAGGAACGCAAGAGGCAGTACCATCCAACTGGTAAAGGTCGGTGTACAGAGTACCCCTGCGTAGTTCTGTGATCACATCGTTGATTACTGCAAGCTGGGTGTTCAGTATGTCTTGCTCGTTGCTGATGCCATAGAACGGCTCTGCCTGTAAGCGTGGGTTCTCTTTTGTCTCATCCACTAAATCCATACAAACAAGGCTTACGTTCATACGGACTATTTGTCCTTCGAATGTTGCTTGATTGATGATGATGTGCGACAGAGGGAAGATGGTCTGCTTGTTTAGGTCTATGTCGAATATATCCCCAGTAGTTACCACATTGACTTGGCTATGCGCCTCAAGGGTGTCCTTTAGTTTGGTGGTGATGTCGTAGAATTGCCTCATTTTATTGACTTTTTTATTAGGTCGTTTTCAACTTCTTGCTTTTGCTTTTCGAATGTGAGGAAATGAAGACACTCTTGGAGTTCCAATTTAGTGACTCCTCCAAACCTTCTAATATCTCCTTGAGCAAGTTGATATATTGTAGAGTACCATCCCCAACGGGCTGCGAATTGTCCTTGCTTGGAGTATTCGTTTTCTGGTTCCCCTTCTCCAAAGAGGTCAGGGAAGCCCGCAATAATTCGTTCCCTAAACGCCAAAAAAAAAGCGATGCTCCCATTGCAACACTCATCGGGGCTTGCTTCATCTGCTCCTCGTATTTGCTTGCCCCCTCGTATGGCTCTATCAAATACCGATGTCCTACCGAGCTTGTGATCGGGCGATACAATACCGCCATCGCTTTGTGTAGGTCTTGCACGTCTTGCAGGTAGCCATCAAGGTCAACGAACTCACCATAGGTGATGTTGTCAAGCTCTGGGATAAACCCATACTTGGTATCTCCCATTGTGAACTTTGGCGTGAGGCTTGGCTTCTCGTTTATCATCGCCATTATGTGCTTGCTGATGTGGCTCACGTCTTTGATGCGCACATTCGGCAACTGGGCAAGAGGCACTCCGCAGAATATCTCAAGCATCTTATGGGTCAAGAACTCCTCATCGCCCTCAAGCCTTGCAAAGCGTTGGTATTGGTCAAGAGTTATCTCCGATAGGGAGGTGGGTACAGTTACCTTCAGTTCCATTATTAAAATAACCTTTAAGTTTTAGCGTATGGCATACCTTCCAAAGTTAGGTCTACTTAGCTTGTTGTAGGTTGCGTATCGCAGCGCATCTATGGCGTGGTTGAATGCGTCTATGGGCTTATTGAGCAGGTTGCCGTTCTTGTCCTCTACCCATTTGTAGTTTTGAAGTTCCTTGATTAGGTTGCTGCTTCGTGGGGTTACGAATAACTTGTGCCGCTTCAGCACGTCAATGCCTACTATGACGCTATCTGCGCCCTTCTGCGTGGGCTTCACGTTCCATCCCATACGATGCAACTCCTCAATACTTTTAGGCTCTGCAGAGTCAGCAAACACCGCAGTCCTTCTATCAAGACCAAGAGAGTTCAATACGTTGCTGATGTCGGGATTTGTCATCCCCGTGCGGT